ATTTCAGACGCATTGACGGACAGATGCGAGACTAAGCCCATTGCTAGGGCTAATATAATTGTTTTCGTTTTCATGGTTTGTTTATTGGTTTGAATGCCGTTTAATGGCGTGTGAGTGCCCCTGTAGGGCGTTTTGTTTGTTTGTAGGCGTCTTTGCCTACCTCGAAACCCCGCGCCCCGTATAAGGAACGCAGGGCGCAAGGTTGATTCTTTGCTTTGCTAGTTGTGCTTTCTAATAAGCTCTAAAGTTTCTCTTTCACTCAGTAGCTTGCCATTGCGCTTCACTTTGATTAACTCGACGCTGTCGATCACAACGCGCCCGCCTTTAGTATGGTGAAATTCAACAGTTACGGGCATACCTTCAAGATTGCTAGGCGTGATTCCGTAAATCCAACCCGCGTCACTTTGATTCGTGCCGCTTATTCCTAAGCCGTCGAAGTTGAAAGAGTATCGCGGGTTGCCATTGGTAGAATTTTTAAGGCGTTTCGTGCTGTCGAGGATTGCGTTTTTAGTGATATGTAATGTTTGCATTTTAGTTTTTTGTTTATGGTTTTTAGTTTTTGGCGTTTGTGCCGTTTGTGTTTTCTCTTTGTCTTTTATAGATTGCAAGGTTAAAGAATGGATGCGATTTCCTCAGCTTCTTCAAATTTACGACGAACCTGTGATTCAAGCTTTGACCATTTATTCAAGAATCCCTCTAGGTTTTTCATGTCCGACCATCCATCATTTTTCATGTAGTCCTTTTGAGCATTAATCATGCAGGTGGAAGTGGCTTGCTCTGCGTTTACACGTCCGACTGTGACCATGTCTTCAAAGGTGAATCCCTCAAAGATGGATGGTGTATTTAAAATTGCTTTCACTGTAGGTAATTTATTCATAATGTATTTGTTTTTCCTTTGTTTAGTTTATGGTTTAAGGCGATTCGTTCGCCTACCCCAAAGGCCGCGCGAGTCATAAGACAAGGCGGCCAAAGGGTTGAAGGGTTTGAGCTTATCGCGACATAAGCTTTAACGCTTTAGTGTGTAGAGCATCAGCGCGACCAATCATTAAGCGCTCTACCCTTGCGCGGCGACCCGCATTCCAACCGCGATTGTTTGCGGCATTCTCGCGCATCGCTTCCGACTTTCTCAGAAGCTCACGGCCTTTAATATTGTTGGCTTCAGTTTCGACCAAGATTGCATCCTCTCCTGATTCGTCTTGAAATTTTATAGCGGCTTCCCCGTTAGCATTAACGAAAATGCGAAGTTCGCCGCCGTTAACCTTTACCCAACTCACTAGGTCATAGATTCCATTAAGAAGGGCGCCAGACTTGCGGTTAAAGAAGTCAATGCTGTCCTCATACACAACAGCATAGCCGTTGAGCTTGTTTGATTTTCTGTAGGATGTCAGCTCACCAAGGATTAGCCCGGAAGCGTCGACGTTAGCGTCAAGGTTGCGGAGTGTTTCGGCTTTAATAATCATAGTGTTTGTTTGTTTGAGTTTGTTTGAGTTTCGATTAGCGGATTTGCTTGCGATACACACACTCTACGAAAATGCCTAAAAGCGTGTCAACACCTTTTTTCATCAATCTTTGCCTTTTCTTTAGACCATGGGATAGGCCGCATGAACTGGTCACGTGAACTGGTCGCAGAATATATCCCGCAATCTAGAATAAAAAGAAACCCTACGCGTGAAGTTGCGCCGCGATCTGCCAAGCAACTGCCAAGCGATCACATTTTTTCGACAGGGGTGGGGGTGGTCAGAGGTTCGACGCTACTCAGATATGTATATACATCCACCACCCTATAAAAAAATATATTCCTGCGAGGCTTCTATATAGTTAGGTGCTTCTGTTGCGTAGACACAGCTTCGCCCCATGGGCTAATATCAACGGTTTACGAAAAGTGGAGGTAGTTAAGTCAATACACTACTCCGTTGATAATATTTTATGGCTAGCTTGCGTGGCTTCATCAGGGCTATCCAACCTCTAAGCATTAGGGACACCCGTATTCCTACGACTGCCTCGTTCCTCGATGCCTACCCGTATTTTTACAACTCATAGTGGGGGACTATAGGACTTGGGCTTACACGCTTGCTCCTATGGTTGACTAAGGTAGTATTATAGCATAAACCGTGCCAATCTATATGGGGGGTTGACAAAGAAGGGTAAGTATGATTGTGTTTGGATTATGTCTACTAAAGGAAGCCAACCTAGGCGATTAAATAGGGATGATAAGAAGCTGGAGGACAACTGGTCTCAGATTAACTGGGGTAAGCCCAAGGGTGTCCCAGTAGTTAAGGAGAAGGGTGGAGTTAAGACACGGATGGTATACAAGGATGAGTGAAGAAAACCAACAAACCCTAGCTAATCTATCTAGCTCCATCTCTGAATCGGTCAATAGCTTTGTAAAGTCTTGGGAGCCAAGTGGTAGCGGTAGACCGCCATTAAGTGTTGGTAACCCCGCTAAGGCACAGGAGGTCTTAATGCTAGTAGCAGTAGGGACAAGTGGTAAGAAGATTCTAGAGCTTACGGGTTGTTCTACTAGTACGGTGGCTAGGTTGAAGTCTGACTGGTGTGACCACATAGGAGACTGGAAGGAAGAAGGAGGTAAGATTAGTGGTGGTATCTATATGGACACCTCAGAGGGTCTTAGCGACACGATGGCTCGTATATGCAGGGCAGAGGAGGAGGAAGACTGGAAGGCTGTTGAAGCCCTCTCTAAGGCTCTACAAGCGAAGAACAAGATACTTGAGGTCAGCCATAGGCAAAGCATGACGGCACGTGGTGAAGCCTCTCAGATCACCAGGGAGGAAAAGGTCTTTACCCAAGATGATTACGAGGCCACAATCAAGGCAGCAAGGGATAGGATTGCTCAAGCAAAGGTAATAGAGGCTGAGGTTGAAGATGTCTAGGTCACTCGGAGATGATAGCTATGAGCCTATCTATGACCAGATACGAGGGATACTTGGAGAACATTTTGAGAACTACTGCTTCATTGTAATGGATGACAAGGGAGAACTTTTCTTTGACTACAACCATCTGCCAGCTGGAAGGATGCTATTGCGTGAGATGGAAGAAGAGATCAGTGAAGAAAATATAGAGATTGAGTGGGAGTTTGAGGGCGATCAAGACGACGAGGAAGAAGAATGACTATTGAGTTTACAAAGCACCCAATAATTAAAGCCCCTACGGACGAAGAGATAGTTCTTCTAGGTGAGGCTGACCCCAAGCTTCTGTCAGAATTGCACGAGGTTCACGAGGGGCGTATACGTTCAGCGGAAAGTGACCCCTTACACTACGGCTTTGAACTAGAGGGATGGAAGCACGTAGACAAGTTCTTTGAGACGGTTAACACTGTCTTTGTTAGTGGGGGTAACCGTAGCTCTAAGACAGAGATGGGGGCTAGGAGTGTGGTCAAGGCTGCACTAGAGAACCCTAACGCTGAGATTGTATGCTTTGCCCAGGACAACGATGCGTCAGTGCGTGTGCAACAACGTGCGGTTTATAATTACCTACCACCAGAGCTGAAGAAGAAGTCTAAGTCTACCGTAGAGTATTTGAACTACACGTTCAAAAATGGCTTTACTGGTGCTAGCTTTATCCTACCTAACGGTTCTACCGTTTACTTCCACACTTACTCCCAGTTCATTGCCAACCGATCTAAGTTCGAGGGTTTGGAAATTGGTAGTAAAGCACCTAAGTGGCACAACATTGGTCTGTGGCTTGATGAGTATCTAGAGGAAGGAGACTTGGTAAACACCATGCGCTTCCGTTTGGTTACCCGTAACTCTAAGATGCTGATGACCTTCACCCCCATTGATGGCTACACGCCGTTCGTGGCTTCGTTCCTGAAGGATGCAGAGACCCGTAAGACACGTAACGCAGAGTTGCTGGATAACGAGGAGGTTCCCTTTGTCCAATACAGCAAGTCTAAGGATGCAGGGATCGTTTACTTTCATAGTGAGTTAAACCCGTTCGGTGGGTATGAACGTATACGTAAAGAGTTAAAGAACAGTGCTAGGGACGAAGTGTTGACCCGTGCTTACGGNATCCCCGTCAAGAGCATGAACACACTGTTCCCNTCGTTTAGCACAAATGTCCACACTTGCAATAAACTACCAGCCATNAGTGAAAAGACNCATACCGTCTACCAGGTGGTGGACCCTGCGGGTGCAAGGAACTACGTTGCCCTGTGGGCGGCAGTAGACAGCAAGGGGTATGTAACTGTCCTTAGAGAGTGGCCAGACCGTGACAGCTACGGTGAGTGGGCTATATTNGGTGATCCACGGTGGAAGTTTGGTCCAGCATCTAAGAAGATTGGATACGATGTCCAGTCCTACGTCGATGAGTTCCGTATNATTGAGGAAGAGNTNGGCGTTGAAGTCTTTGAGCGCATCGGTGACTCCAGATACTTTGCCCGTGAAAACGAAGACAACTCTGACTTGTTCGAGAGNTTTTCCGACAAAGGTATGTACTTTGTGCCATCCAACGGGGCGGACATTGACTCTGGCATTGCAGCTATTGATGAATGGATGAAATACAACCCAAACTTACCCGTAGACGAAAGCAACAGACCATTGCTGTCCATACATGAATCCTGCGGTAATTTAATATACAGCCTACTAAACTGGGGTCACCAAGGTAAGCGGGACGAGCCACTAAAGGACTTCGTTGACTTACTTAGATACCTACGCATGGCTAATGCTGGCATGGGGCCAGATCACTTTTCAACAAATAACATGGAAACAACAACTAGAGGAAAAGGAGGATACTAATGCCCAAGAAGAAATTAATACACATTGCAGCTGAGCAGGAGGTAGAGTTTGATAAGGCTATGGAAATAGCTCAAAACAAGCTTGCTGAAGGTTCATTAACAGGAACAGGAAGGAATACGTGGGTTACCGAAGAGGGAACAGCGATTCTAGAAGAATCCTTTATGATTGAGGAGATTATACCCAAGCACTATCTTGGTGATGTCTTAGGCGAATGCCCTAACCCTAGATACAACTACGTCTTCAACAAAGAGATTGGTAAAAAAATACCTATGCTTGTCCCTCGGAAATGGCAGGGTAAGTTGGTTGGTAAGATTATAACCTTCGAGGCAATATCAGATGATACAGGAACCAGCTACAGATATGTGCGAAAAGGACAGTGACATCACATTAAACCGTAATTGGTGCAGAGAACAAGTCGACCGATTTGCTTCTTGGGAAATGCTAAAACGATATGTATTACACGAGACAGGAGTGCCAATGACAAATGCAGAGCTATGTGATACAATAGGAGTATCATCTACTTATACAATTCGGTTGTTGAAATCCGTACACAAAAGATTAGAACCAAAAAATGATAACTGATAGCGTTTCCGAGTCTCTTACATATTTACAGGACGAGCCAGATATTAAGACTCTCCGCCTAGC